CATATCCTAGAATAGCGTTAAATGCCCCTACTTCAGCTGTTAATGATAAACCTAATCCTACAAGACTTGCATTCGTGACTTGAACTGTAGTTAAAGAACCAAGAGCAGATGTTGAAGATAAACCAGTTAATCCCATTACATCCGCTGGTGAAATACTTCCAATAGATGTAGTTGCAGATTGACCAGATATAGGTAAAATTAAAGCTGATGTTATGTCAACGTCGCCAACAGAACTTGTTGATGATAAACCTAAGCCTGCAAGATTTGCAAAAGTTTCTGGAGAAGCAGTAATACTTCCAACAGCAGAAGTTGCAGATTGACCAGATAGACCTACAGAATCTTCTGTTCCTAAAAGACCTAAAGAAGATATTAAACCTTGGTTTGGTAATGTTAAAGATAAACTTGTATTAATAGATAAAGATCCAACTGCGCTTGTAGAAGACAGACCTGTTAGCCCCATAATTTGATCGGCTGGAACTATTGATCCTACGGCTGATGTTAATACAAATCCTGGTAATGTTTCGTTAGCTTCTTCTACAGAACCCCAACCATTAATACCCCAAGATAATGTACCCCAACCGGGTCTTATCTCTACAGATAAAGTTCCAACAGCTGTTGTTGAAGATAAACTTGTAAGTGTAATTGTTTCGTCGCTGAGTTGACCCCATTCAGAATCTCCCCAAGATTTAGCACCCCAACCTTGAGCTAAAACGGTTGAGCCTCCCCATGAGGATTGGTCCCAGGTAAGTCGACCCCATCCTGAAGATACATCGGGCATGGTAACCCTCCTAAGCTATCTGAACGATTGCGTTGCCTGCTGTCTGAGCTGGAAATTGAACTGTGAAAGTTCCGCTAGTTACAGTTTTATCAGCACCAAAGTTTACTGCACAAACTGCTCTGTTTGTTGTAAAGCCTGTGACTGCTGTTGAATTGTAAATTAAACAACCTCTTGCTGTAAAAGAAGCTGATGTCCAAGAAAGATCGTTAAATTTTACACATGCTGTGTCTGTAGATAATACTGGATCAGCTGAAGCTGTTAGAGCTTTTCCGCCTGCATCATAACCTGTTGCAGTAGCACCACCGTCAGTAGTTTTTTGACTAACTTCATGTGTTGAAGTTGGTTTTGCGTTTGCATCAGAAGGTGCTGCGTAAGCAGTTGTTGATTTACTTAATGAAGCTGAATCACTTGCATATAAAGCAAGTTTAAATGCGTTACCTGTAGGTGCACCACTTGAATCGTTAAAGTTGTGTCCACCTTGTAAAATTTCTACTTTGAAAGAATTAGCTATTGCTGATGTTATAGTCATAATATTTTATCCTCTTATGGTGTCGGTGACTTGACTGGGATTCTAACTGTTCCATCCGTATAGTCGTCTCGTCTACGTCTACCTAATTGTGCTCCCGCAAACTTCTGTATTTCTTGTTTATACTTTTGCTCATATAATGTCAACATATCCGTTGGGCCTTTTAAAAAGCCATAAGTTTCAGCTAAACAGCAGTATAGAAGACCTTGAGGAAAGTTCAGACTTATATAATTAGTCTGATTACTGGACTCTAAAGTAGCAGGCATTTTATTATAATATACTCTAAATTTGTAAGCTTGATCTGGTGTAGGAGCAAAATACATAGCTCCAGATGTGGTATCACTTAAACCTGTAGCACCACCAAACATAGAATAGTATTTAGGTAATCCTGTTACTGTTTTACCATCTACTCCACCTTGTGGTCCTGTGCTTCTGCTTACATATTCAGATATATAAGTTTGATCTTTCTTTTCTAACCATTGACCAGGGCCTGTCGTAGCACTTGTAGAATTAAATACTTCTATACCTCTAACAAATAACGCTCCTGCTGGTGCATTAATAGAATTGTTTCCTGCAGACATAGTACCTTCTTGTACAAATCTATCTGAGTCCATAGGCACATCTAAAAATATTCTTTGTTGTGCATTTAAAATAATATTTTCTAGTTGATCTGTAGTCAAAACATTAGCATCTACTTCTGTGTAGTTTCTAATCTGTGTTACTAAGGTACTATAACTAATTCCTGACATAATTAAGCTCTATCATTTACGGGTCCAATTGTACATTGAAAACCGCCTCCTGTTTCTGTGCTGCTAGCAGCGTTGACTAATGTAACATTTATACCATCAAATTGTGTAGTTGTAGATGGTTGACCTGCACTTGGAACTGATGTTTCATTTAAAGAAACAACTTTATAAGCACCAAAAACTTTTGCTAAATTAGAATGAGATCCGGCAACTGTTGATTTGGGAGAAGCTCCTCTGTAAGGTGCACTTGTTCCTCTAGTACAACCTGTTAATTGATGTGTAGATCTTCCTGTGTATTGTATAACTTCATTTTGGTATGTTCCAACAAGAAGTGGGTCTGTTGTATCGGAAGAAGTTAAAACTTTTTCTATTATAATAAAACCTGAAGTAGGGAACTGGGATCCATCAGTTAAATTAATTGTAGCAGCAGTGTCTGTTATTGCTCCATTTAATGTTGTAGACATTTGTAATGTTGATACTGCAACACCACCTACCGGAAATTTAACATTTCTAAATCTTGCAAAATCATTTACCTGTAAATCACCATTTGGAAAATTAATTTTTAATGTAGTATTAGATGCAGTTACAAAAGGATTTTTTGGTAAAAAATCTTCTGTTGGAAACTCTGTTCTTGCAGGTCTTGCATTTTCTAGACCCTGAGGATCTGCACTAACGGGTGTGGGCTCAAGTTGTGGTTGTTTAGGTTCAAATTCTGAAAAATGAACGAATGCCCCATTCCATTCTGTGACCATTTCATCGTATGGAAATGCCATGCCGGATCTGTCTGAGATAGCTAATGCGTATTTTCCTGATGAGAATGAAGCCATTATACTCCTGGGTAATATGTTTTAGGTGATATAAATGTACTAGATGAAGAACCGTCTTCTGCTAGTGCTCTTTTTAATTCATCTTCGTAGTAAAGTTTTAATTCTTGAGTTCTTTGCGGTGCATATTTTTGAGATAAATAAAATGCTAAACCTGCAGTCATACAAGGTGCAAATCTATAAGGTACATCAGCTGCATTTGTATATGCATCTCCAACATCTTGTATTCTTTTTTGATAATAAAAATTAATATGGTGACCAGCTACTGAAGCTCCTGGTGTTAAAAATAAAGTCATCGTAACTCTATCAATAAATCTTTCTACAAAATATTGAGTTGGTGTTCCTGTATCTGTTTTATTAGCAAGAGCTTGATACTGTGATCTACTTCTTTTTGTTAAGGGTGCATCAACATTAGAAGCATTTCTATAACTAGCTTCTAAAATATCATCCATACCACTTACAAATTGATTTACCGCATCTCCACTTGTGTGAGTAGCAGCCGTTGTTCCGTTTGCTCCTCTAACAACTCCTGTTAATTCTGTAGATGAAAAACCTGTATAAGCTATTTGTTCTGTGCCTACTAACAATAAACCGTTTGTAGGAAGATTAGCAATTGATGTTAATGTTATACCAGTTGTTGCTGATGTAGAAGTTATGTTAGCCGATAATGTAGTGCTTACTCTGCTTGTTTGTGTTCCATCAGCTGTAGTTCTAAAAAATGTATATGTGTTTACACCGTTTATTAAAGGTACGTTTTGATTAGCAACTTCCCAATAATGTATTTCTCTATTACCCCATTCTGAAAATAATAGATTAAGAGATCTTTTTGCAGTTTTTAATTGATAACCGGATACACCTTGTAAACCAATACGCTCGTACGCATCCTCTATGATATCATCTATCGCAAAGGTTTTATCAAAAGTATAAGCACCCGAAGTAGTATTTGCCATTGGCTACCTCTATTATGTAAATGCGCCTATGATCGTACAAAAATCACAATTCGTTAAATCAACATACATACCTGCATCACATTTGATACCTTGACCTGCGATATCAAAACTATGCACATGATTAGCTGCTGTTCCAAATTTACCGTGAAAAACTAATTTAGAAGCTGTCTTAGAACTATCTGCTTCATCATAAATTTTTATTTCAGCATCAGCTGCAGTTGCTTGAGCAAAAACGTTCATGATTCTAGCTTTAGTAATATTAGTAGCACTTGTACCAACAAACTTCTGCGCTAAACCATCTGCAGTTAAAGGTATAGTTTGTTTAACCGTTGTTAATGAACTTGACATAATTTTTTTCTCCTTAAATTTATGCGGGGCCGAAGCCCCACACTAATTATTTATTACGCTGCCCAAGCAAATGCGCCTTTAACTGCTAAAGGATCTTTAGACGAGTCAAG